CGCGCCGCGCGCACGGGCTGCGGTCCGTCCGCCTGGGGGTCGTGAATGTTCTCAAGCGCGGCCTTCACGCCCTCCGACAGCATCTCGCCGATCTTGTCGGCAAGACCCTCGGTTGCGGCCTTCTGTGACTCGGCGATCTTCTCGGCGAGCGTGGCCATGAACGTTGCGAAACCGTCCTCCGGTGGCGGCGTGGCCGCGCCCGGTGCCGGCTGTGTCCTGGTCGGCGCGGTCATGTCGCCGGTCCCCTCTCTCTGGGCATTGACTTTGGTCACCCGTGCGTCGTCGAACGCGGGGAAGCCCGTTAATGCGGTGCCGCGTAACGTTCCCTGACGCACAAGTCGGATTGACTCGTCGGACGGATCGGCTTGCCAGTCGTCGCCCGCGTCATCGTCGAAAACCACTTCGGCGGAGAAACCATCAAGGACGCCGTCCTCAGCCAGCGAGAGCGCCCGGTCTCCCTCTTCTCCACGGGCGATTTTGAACGTGCCGTCCAAACCTTGCGATGTGGACTGCAACCGGACTGCGAGCCCGATAGCCTGTTCAAAATTGTGGTTGAGGTTCAGCTTAATCCTGGCCTCAGACGACCAGTGCAGGGAGCCCTCAGCGAACTTCCATTTGCTGAACCCAGACCTAGCGACCTTATTCCACGGAATGATCAGGCCAGAAATGGTGCGCTTTTCCGCGTTGACGCGGAATGTAGCCGCAACAGCGTCGCTCGCGAACGACACGCGCACCGTGTTGTCGGTAGCCGCGGTGAAATTGACACGATCAGGTTGGCCGTTCATTTGATCGGCACGTGCCGACAGCTTCTCGACGAGCTCAGCGAGCCGGGTTACTTCCCGCTCCAATTGCTCGCGCTTCTCCCGCTCGCGCGCCAGCTCGGCGTGCACGTCGGAATGGACGAACTTGGCGTCATCGATACTCATTTTCGGCCCCTGGGGTGTCGGTTTGGCCTGTTGCGATATCTCGGCCTTTTGCGCAGCCGTCAGGTTCGGCTTGTACTCCGCTTCTCGGACCTCGTCACCGACATACGCGCCGACCTCTTGACCGATCTTGTATGTCTCCATGCGGGTCTTGGAATCCCCACGCGTGAACCCAGAAAAGTCCATCCGCGCCACGTGGTCACGGGGAAGCACATCACGCATCGAAAGTCGGTCCTGAACCGCCGAAACGTACACGCCGAGCGTCATATTGATACGCTCTTGGGCGGCCTGCTCGCGGTTGGCGTACGTGCGGCTCGTCGTGGACACACCCAGATCCTCAGGGTCGAGCCCGGCCGCAATGGCGATCTGCAAGATGGCGTGCTGACGCTGCTCAACCAACTGCAACTGTTTGGGGTCCCATTGCAACGTCTTCGAATCCAGTTGCCCGTTGACGTAACCCCACGCCCTTTTTGCCCGCTGAGCGGCCCAATCATCAAGAATCTTCTCGATTTCGTGGTCCTCAAGCTCGTCTGCACCCTCTTTAGGCGCGAAGTAGCCGAGTGGCAACGGGTCGTCAGAGTAGAGCGCAACCGCTTGCTCAAGCTTGAGACACGTCCGAATCGCACGCGCAGCGTGAATCAGCAGCGGAGGATTGGGCGAGTCGAATCGAATGATCTCCCGATCGGGGACCTGAACGCCATCGATGAAAACCGTGCCGTCAATCGGGAAATGCTGGTCCGAATTGATCTCTTGCATGGACGGAAGCAGGGATCGAGCCGGAACGACGTGCACAGTCTCATGTGGGACGTGTCGGGCTTCCTGCGGGAAGCCGCGCGGGCCAAACTTGGTGACGCGCCACCACGAAATCCCCTCAAACAGTAGGTCCTCAACGGTGTACGCCATCGTGACCGATTGGGGAATTTCCGGGTCCGGCTGCGGCACGAGATACGGAACACCGGTCACAACCCGTCGATCCGGCCCGTGAACCCGCACCGGAAGCGTTGAGAGGCTTCCCGCGATCAGGTTGCGCGCCCGGAGCACGGCCGGAACCTGAAGCGCCTCACTGCGCGAGATGCGCGGCGCGATCGAACCACCGCCCCGCATGGCCTCCAACATTTCGGGCGGAATGTCGATGCCGAACTTGACGTCCGGACTCGCCGCTAACGGCTGAATTGGCGCGCGGAACGGCTCACTGAGCCAGCTCCAGACACGCATGCCAGCAATAGTGGCATGCGTGCCACTGCGGACACAACACGCCCCTTGACACGGCGCGCCGGATCTTGCTAGCCGGGACCGACCACGAGCCTCGGTTTGATCAACGGCGGCATGGTCCGCGCCAGATGCACCGCGCCGGCCGCCGCGTACGCGGCATCACAGTGACCACCCTTGCGACTGAACACCCACCCATCACCCCGTGGGAGGCGCTCCGCACCGCCCACATGAGCATTGATCAGGGGGTCATCGGAGTGCGCGAGCCGTCCGGCGGTCACCTCCTTATCGAAACCCATGCATATCGCGGTGACTTCACCGCGGATCTCTTCGAACGTGACGCCACGCGGTGGCCAACCCGGACGTTTCTTCATGTCGGCCGCGAGCGCGGCGGCCGGACCGCCCGGCAACCAACCGGCCGCCCGGGGCCGAACCTGACCAAGCCACCCCGCGAGCTCGCGCCGCAACCCCTCCACCGCCATAACGCCCTCCCACGCGGCCACGATCTCCACCCTGACCCGGTCATCGGGCAAGACCGCAGCGGCCGCCAGCGTGGCGTGTAGCCCGTCCGGCGCTATGTCCAGGAAGAGCGCCACCCGCGAGCGAACGGCGTCCAAATCACCCGGAGCAAGACAGCGTTGCCAAGCGCCAGGATCAATGGCCGGATTCATGATCGTGACGCTGATGCACATGCTCTCGGTCTTGAACGTGGTCAGCGCGTCACCGCCGAGTCGGACCGCCCGGCGCGCCTTGGCCAGCAACACCGCCGTGTCCTTGCGCCGGCCCATGTTCGGGTTGGCCTGAGCCAACGCGTGCACGTCGGTTGGGTCCGCCTCGCGTGGCGCGCTCCACTCGAAGATCCCCAACCGGAAGTCAGGCATGCCATCGATGTGCTCGCCCGCGAGTAGCAGCTCAGCTACACCCGCGTTGTCGTGTTCGTCCCACCACTTGATGAACTTGAGCGCCTCATCACGGTGCTCATTAAGCACCACACTGCGCGCATCGCCCGCGTTGCTCAGCGCCCAGATTTGCGCGTCATCCACCGCCGACGTGGCTTCCTCGGACGCGGCCCACGCCGAGTAGTCGTGATGCTGGCGCAGCTCATCACAGACCAAGCGGTGGATGGTCAGTGACCGCCCGCCTTCCTCATTGCTCGCCGCGATCTTGTATCGAGCATCCTCGGTAGTCCACGACTCCTGTTCACCGTTGGTGTCCCGAGTCCACCGCCCCGTGCCGCGCAGCTTGTCAAAATCGGGCACGGTCTTGGCGAGCTTTACGGCTTTCTTCCATGATTCTCTTGCGTAGTCAAGTTTTGTCGATGTCCCCAGAATCAACGGAACGCTGTCAACAAATTGCCAGTAGAGCGTCAGTATTACCAGGACTTCCGTTTTCCCATTCTGCCGCGCAACCAACACAAGCACGACGCGAAAGCGCGGGCGGCCGTCGGGCAATAGCTCGCCACCGTGGATCGCTAGCCATTCCTCCCATGGGTCAAATGGGTGCCGTAACACGTTGCGCGCGAATTCGACCTGCGCAAATCCAACGGATGTCGCCGGTGTAATTACATTGCCATCATTATCCCGAATAGCGGGAACCAATGGGCGCAGCGGTGGAGTCCAAAGCCTAGGCTCGGTGTTGCCGAGTACGCGCAACGCGCTCCCGGCGGAGACGCTCGAACTCGCTTTCGGGTTGAGCTGAAGCGGGTGCGGGAGCGCTATCGACGTTGTCACCTGGAGTAACCCCCCTTCCCACCGCTCGCGCGACAGGCGGCGTGAGCCCGAGCGCGACCAACGCCGCGAGCAGCTTCGGCCCGAGGTCACTGGTGACCGAATGCGCGCCGAGCGCATCCTTGATCTTTGTAAGCTGCTCGTCCGCCTCCATGGCGGCCAACGGTTCGAAGGTCGCCAGCATGTCCAGCGCTCGATCCAGGGCGCGCAGCGGGGTCCGGTACTTGCTGGCCGGAGTCGCCTCATCGATCAACGCGGCGTAACGACGCGCCAGCTCGGCCGTGCCTCTGTCCTCGGGCCTGACCTTGGCCGCGTCGAGCGCCGCGCCGACGGAACGGGCAAGTGGACCTTGGCTATCACTACGCGCTGTCATGTCCGGTTTGCACACCCCTTAGGGTCCTGACCTGCGG